ATGGCGAAAAATGCAGCGGCAACCAAACGCAACAACCGTAAAATTCACGCCCGTAAGTTTCTGGCTACACCGGAGGGCAAAGCCTGGCTTGAACGGAAAGAGGCAGAAGAGGCCGAGTTGAAAATGGTCGCAGATGCCAGGAAATTTATCTGATTGATTGTTGTTCTCTCTCCGACGTTTGATGGCATCCCTTAGCTAAATTTTATGTTTGCTGTGGATGTTGTTGGCGCATCTGATGCAGTTTACACTACTGGCCCAGATAGGTTTGATCGATGTGGGCAATTGCATGTCTACATCATACGTGAGGAATTGTGATGCCGAGTAAGAAGAGTAGTTCGCCGCCGAGTGTTGAGAAACTTCATCGTTCTGAACCCTTGGAATTGAAAGGAGCTACGCTTTTTGAAGGTGATGCCCTGTCAGTTTTGCGGAGACTTCCAAGCGGATCAGTACGATGTATCGTAACTTCGCCTCCATATTGGGGGCTTCGGGATTATGGTATAGATGAGCAAATCGGCTTAGAAAGTAGCATGACTCAGTTTTTAAACCGTCTTGTTACAATCTTTTCTGAGGCTAAACGTGTGCTAACAGACGATGGAACACTCTGGGTTAACATCGGAGATGGGTACACAAGTGGCAATCGTGGTTACAGAGCACCAGACAAAAAGAATCCCGCTCGCGCGATGGCTGTTCGTCCGGATACACCAGAAGGATTGAAGCCGAAGGATCTGATAGGGATTCCTTGGCGATTAGCATTCGCTTTACAGCAGGACGGATGGTATTTACGAAGTGATATTGTCTGGAATAAGCCTAATGCTATGCCAGAAAGCGTTAAAGATCGCCCGACTCGTTCCCATGAATTTCTTTTTATGCTGACCAAATCAGAAAAATATTATTATGACTGGGAAGCGGTCAGAGAAGAAAAAGAAAAGGGCGGTTTCAGGAATCGGCGTACAGTGTGGAATGTTAACACCAAGCCCTTTTCTGGCGCACACTTTGCAACTTTTCCGACGGAGTTAATTCGTCCTTGCATACTGGCTTCAACGAAACCGGGAGACTACGTTTTAGATCCTTTCTTTGGTTCTGGTACTGTTGGTGTAGTGTGCCAAGAGGAAGATCGTCAATACGTTGGTATTGAACTCAATCCGGAGTATGTCGAGATAGCTGTAAACCGGTTGCAAGGTGAGGATACGAATGTGATAAGGATTGCAGCAGCATGACAGATAAGATCAGTTTTCCTGAGCCAAAACAGCAAGTTGATTTCGCTTTAGCTTTAAAAAGATTTCGCGGTGTTTATCTTCAAAATGCGTTGTTGGAAACCGTGCGGAATATGGATATTGTCGCCCTTGATGCGCAACTTGGTGAATATGTTCCCAAAGCGGATCTCGCAACCTTAGCCACATATGGTTTACGGGCCGAACTATTATTTCCTGTCCCCGCAGTGTTAGAAGCAAATCCTTATCTATTAGGCTATTACCGCTTGCTCATGGGATATAGTCAGAAAGAGTTTTATGGCCGAGATAAAGGGTTTGGTGTTGGCAGTTTCAAATCAATGGAAGTGAAAGGCGTTATTGGTAAACTGGCGAAACCAAAAATATCTGAGTTATGTACCGCTTTTTGCGGTGCAGCTTCCGCTCTTTTATCTGGCGTTGGGCCTTTACGCGTGAGCCGCGAATTGTTGGATGACCTGACACTGCTCACTGTGGGGCCGCAATTAAGAGGTGGGGCAAATAATCAACGCGGCACAAATGGTATTGTTTTAGTATTTGAAATTATTAGAGAAATTGTTTCCCATGCTACCGCAGAAGTTCGGGAAAGTGCAATTGAAGTGAACAGCGCAACAGGTCGTCCGGTTCTTATAGAATTTGCAGCGGACCCAGACATAATCATCAGGGAAGAAATGGCCCATCAGAACTACCGCAATGTCGTAGCTGTTGAAGTTAAAAGCGGGACCGATGTTTCAAACATCCATAACCGCATTGGTGAAGCTGAAAAGAGCCACCAAAAAGCCCGCAGTCGTGGTTATACAGAGTGTTGGACTGTAATTAATGTTTCTCGATTAGATATGGTAAAAGCTCGTAGCGAATCACCATCGACTGACCGTTTTTATTCGTTGACTGAACTCTCATTACGCGAGGGAGAACAGTATGAAGATTTTAAAATGAGGGTTCTTTCTTTGACTGCAATCCCATCTGCACCGATTGCAATAAAGTAATTTGCTATAAATGATATGAATAAGGCAAAGGGTATCCCCTTTGCCAATTGGATTAATATTTACCGCAGCGCCTCAAGCCATGCCAGTAACTGGCGAAGTTGATTTCCAGTCATCGCCGGGATTTTAACCGCCTGACCGGCTTCGACGTTGCGAAGCGCGAGCGCTAACGCCATAATGTTGCTGTTCTTCATTCCTGACTCTCCGTCGGTTTTGTTGAACATGGCGCGGGCTGTCTACTGCCAAGCACCCAGCCCGCGCCGCTCTCTCTGCTGCCAATGCAGCAATCTTATCTGCCTTTCTTGTCTGCTTCTCTATCTCGATCCGTAAGTGCATCGGGACGATGTTTATGGACATCACCGACGCGCCCCATTTGACTAAAGGGCTTCCTTTATGGGTGATGTGAACCACCGCGCCACGGTAGGTAAAACGCAAAGGCCACATAGCGTTTGCTGGGTTAGCTACGTTCTTCATTAATCTGAATCCTCCGTGGAGAAGGTTTTAACTGACGGGCAATGCTTGCTCCGCGTTACAAAGTTGAAGCTGTAAATGGAATTCTCGTAGCGGCATAAGGTTTTGCCGTTTGCTGTCTCCTCTTGTTCAGTGAGTTGCATCGTGATCCGGCCTGCGTGTGCCGCTAATGGCTGGCAGGCCAGTAGGGCCATTACTGTTAAAACCGTTGCTGATGGTGCTTTTGTTGTGCATTTTTTCATCATTACCATTCCTCCCCGAGAGAATATTCTCCCGCTAATGTGTCAGCCGTCTCCTGCGTGAACCCGATGTAAAACAGGGTCGAAGCCGGGTTGGCCTGGCCCAACAACTTTGTGATGTGCTCCAGCGGTGCGCCGTTCTCAAAGAGAATGCGGCCTTTGCTCTTGCGTGGTGTATGACTTCCCACATCCTGGAAACCTGCACGGCGTCCGCACTTGCCGTACTCCGTCAGCACTGCGTTGTGTGAAACTGGCTTACCCTTCGATCTCAGATCAGAAAGGCTGAATATGTAGTCACCGAATTTTGGGCGGTCTGCTGCTTCTTCCCGGCGAGCTTGGACTATGGAGCGCATAGCCGGGGTAATGGCGACCTTATGAATTTTCCCCGTCTTCTCCTGCTTTATAGAAAGATGCGTCTTACCCTCCGCGAACTGATCCCACGTCAATTTGACGGCGTCACCGAACCGAAGAGCGCTTTCAAATTGCATCGCCCAGAGGCAGCGAAACAGGTTCGTCTTTTTGTTCTTTGCTAACTCCGCGCTGACTGCTTTCACTTCGTCGGCGGTTTTCAACGCGACCATTGCGTTACCCATATTCTCCCCTTGCCGCCGTGCGGCTCTGAATCTTTCAATGGATGTATTTTTGATCAAAAACAGTAACATGGAAAGTGATTTAATTTAATGATCGCACAAAATGATCAAAAAGTGCACACGGGAATCGCACACGGAGAAATGCACGAAAAATGCACAAAAAAGATGCACACACGGGAGGTACACGCGAGAGATGCACACGCGGGAGATGTACGTGAAGGATCTACACGAAGGATCTACTCAGGGCTACCATGCGAGACAGGCAGGGCTATTTCCACGATTAAAACTGATTAAAATTGATTTAATCCGATTTAATTCGATTTAATTTGAACCGGAAAATCAGTGTAACTATTTGATAGTTATGGGTTTTATTGGGGGTTTTGACTTTTATTTATTTTTTATTGGCATTAACGGGCCTTAACGGGTCTTAATTGGCAGTAAATGCCTTCCCCCGCCGGGGAGGAACACCAACAAGGGGCCATGCCTGAGGCTGGCAGGCCGGGAAATATCCTGGTGACTCAATGTCTGACGTGCTTGACGTGTGAGCACACCGCCCCCGCCGGGAGGGAATCTAAAGAGGCCGTCTCTTGTGTGTCTCGTTCACGAAAATATCCTTGCACATCAACAGATGTGCTTGACGTATGAGCACACCCCACGGAAAAAGTCAACAGAAATTTCAAAATATCTTACTGGTCAGGTTATCGAGTCCCGCCCGAGTCCCGAGCACCAGATCAGAGAAGTGAATAAACCTTGCCTGATCCTGCATAAACGATGCATATAAAGGCTGTCTGATAATGTGAGCAGGCTCATCTACGTATTATCAACCACTTGGAGAGTGGAGACTGTTAGTCTTCACTTTCAGCGTTTAGCTCTACCTCCGCCTGTCAGGCCTGGTTCCCCACCAATATGACGGGCGATATGTCCCGGTTCCCGGCCCTGGTCTTTGCCACATCCGACAACATTTCCGGCCTCAGCCTTTGCACCATCCGGCAACCCTTCCCACGCTTCACCAGAAACCCTTAGCGGCGTTTGCCGTCACGATCTGAATCACGATAACCGCAATCACAGCGCCCTCCAGAGCGCGTCCCGTGAGCCTGAAAATCGGGCTGAAAAGCGAGGCGATTCTCATCGTTTCTGGTTTTTTGGCGAAGAATTATTTTTTGCAGAGAAACGGGCGTCGTGAGTGAAAATCTGGTTTAGCACCGCGATGAACAGGCGAGCCATGATATCGGCAGACAAATTTAACGAACCCGCGCCACGGCTGGCGCTCAGGCCATACCGCTGTATAACCTCCACCATAACGAAGGTCGCAACTTGACCATCTCCAAGAGCGGGAAGTTGCCCGGACGGGTCGAGGTAGGGCGTATTTAATTGTAATTGATCATTATTATCAGGCTATTTAATGGCATTTATTTTGAGAAAAGCTCGCCGGGTGGCGGCAGACGTAACCCAGGTGATTTTCACCGGGGTGGGGTAGGGACAACATGGTGTCCCTGGTGCAGGCGTTAGCAGAGTTTGCACACGGCTTAAAAGTCTTTTAAAAAGATCTTTAGGTGACTTAAAAGTCTTTGAGAAAGTTTTTTGAGTGGGTTTAAAAGTCTTTGAAAAAGACATAGAATTAAATCAATACAAACCGGAATTAGATCAATACAAACCTGAATTATCATGCGGTCTTCCCTGGCCGTGAAGACCTTACCGCAGGGCAAACGACCAACACCTTTTGAGATCGCCATTGTGATGGCTATCTGTTTGTTGGTCTCTGTTCAGACGCATACGCGCCACGCTTCGCGATATGAATCGCCCATGCGGTGACTCGTTATCCTGTTCTGACCGAACAGGCTCGCCACCTTTTGGGCAGCAAGGGCTACAGCCCGCGCAGTAATTTGGACACATTGTCACGAAATCGTAGATTGAGAGTCTATGGGGCGGCGAGGGTGGCGGGGATGACAAGCAAATACCATGCCAACCCATCTCAGGCTTCACGGGAAGCCCGTAGAGCGATTAAAACACATTATGTAATAGATGTGTAGCGGGTGGGTATTATAACGCGTTACAGAGCTGTACAGAGCCTTACAGAGCGTTTTAGCGTAGGTGGCTGCGATATGGCATTTTTTGCCATTGACTCTTGACAATGAATATGTATATCTGTACATTGACTTATTGCATTATGTATAAATATATCAATTAAGTGAGAAGTTTTATTGACAAAATATCTCATATAATGTAAACTGTATATCGTAGGTTGGGGAATTATCCCAGCCGTAATAACCATCACATACATAGGGGAAATAATGGCAAAACCTGCACATCTGGATTTTACCAGCGCAACCGCAAACGAGATCGTCGAGGCCATCGACGCAGGAATTACAACCGCTCAAAATTTACACGCATTCCGCTCCCGCATGGGTGGAGCTGCAAAAGCCGATAAACATTATCCAGAGACTCGCCAGGCGCTGAACATCCTGAAACGTCTGAAATCACAGAATCGCGGCGCTAAAAACATCAAGAAAATCCTCTCTCCGTATAACGCCGAACTGGCGAAACAGCGTGACGTTCTGGACATCATTCAGCCCGTGCTCACCGCGTGGCGTCTGTTTTACGCGAAGCAGGGAATCGGGCTGATGAATGATCAGGTGCTGCTGCTGAAAATGGTGGAGGCGGCTGGCGAGCTTGAGAAGCTGACAGGCGAACCCGTCCCGGATATGGCAACGACGGATTAACAGAGAGGATAACCATGAAACTTTCGCTTGATGACGAAACCTACGCGATTCTACGCGAGGAGTCGGATCGCCTGGGGATGCCGGTTCCCAGAATGCTCCGCATCATGTGCCAGGACATGGCGCGGAATATTAAAAAAAGAGACGCCGTGAACGGTGAACGCCTGATAACGGGCCAGCCACTACCCGAATCACTAACGAACCCACAGGGAATGAACAATGAGAGTAAAAAAAACTAAACTGCCGCAGACACCGCCGCCAGACGAACCATTCACCAACATTGAAATGCGTTTGGTTTGCGCTGACAGCATCCGCATCCGCAATACAGGAGAGGTCATAACATGGAAACCGGACATGTTCCGCGTTTATCTGTACATGTTCAATCAGATAAAGGGATTCGAGGCCAGCGGCGGTAAGTTTTTTCAAAAACGGGAAAAAATCTGGAAATGCTGCGGTGTGTCCCGTGACCGACTGGATAAGATCCTAAAATCCCTTTTAAAGATAGGGTTAATAAAGGATACAGGAGAGAGACGGACAGCCCCAGGCGCTCCACGTGGGATGGTGGTTTATACCGCTTTCCGCCTTATGGAGGTGATTGGAAACCTGGAGATCATCTTCGCAGAAGATGACGGCGAGCCTGTTTGGAATCACGAACGTGCCAGCGGGAACGCGGCCAAAAAATCCGAGGAGAAGCAGGGACATGGTAATGGTCATGAAGAAGCTACAGAAGCTACAGAAGCTACAGAAGCTACAGAAGCTACAGAAGCTACAGAACCGCAGACAGAATCCGCCAACCAGCCCGCAGACACATCCTCTGGTCAGAGTGCTGACGTGGCCCCTAAGTCTTCCCCGTTTGTTGCTGGACAGCGCTATAGCGTGGAATCTGACGATGATCGCACCGAGGGTAATAATTCGGGGAATCTGGAAGTCCAAATCTTTGATGTGCACGGCGTCATTACTGAGGCGTTTATTAACAGCCTGACTGGTGATGTGGCTCCTAACCGCAACGCTGACGGCACATTGCAGAGTTTCCGTTACGTCTATTGGGTGGCTCGTCACACACAGGATGCGCTTGACGGAATTTCGACTCGTACCAAAGATGAATACATGGCAGAGGCCCGGCCCTGGCACATTCCACCGCACCTGTTATCGACACCGACAACAGAGCCGGAATACGACGAAGATCCTAAGTTTTAACGCGAGGTAAAATGATTGAGAAATGCAAGGCGCTGACCGCCAACCAGAACACAGACTTACCCGAACCAGCGTCACCAGATGACGTTAACGAAGTTAACTCGCGCAAAGCGGGCTGCACTGAACCAGAACAAAAAACAGACCAATCAGCAAAGATCGATCTACCCGACCCAGATTTAACCCGCTTGTTTAAAAACCGCGCTCGCGACGGCGACATAATCAAAAAATGCAAAATCATGCTGGTCGCTGGAGTACATCCGGGCAAAGTCGCGCTGCTGCTGCGTCTTCCGCTGGAACGTGTTATCGAATTGTACAATAGCTCTTATAACCCAAGATGCAGGCGCTTTGCGAACCCGAACAACGGGAGATTGATAATAACGATGTGGCACGAGGGCGCGATGCTCGCAGATATCTGTCAGGCGCTTGGCTTGCCCTTATTTACCGTGGTGATGTCCCTCCGGGGGGATGGGGTTACCAATGCCGCAATGGCTCCACGGATGCCAGAGTACGATGATCCGCTGTATGTTGAATATCGGCAGGTTGCGGCCCGAAAAGCTGCGAGCAAATCGCGGCCTATTCAAATAAACCCTGTTCGCCGCGTTAGAAAAAGCCAACAAACCACAACAGCGAGCCAGACCGCGACGGCCTGACCTTGAATCTCATAGACCTTTTACCATACCTGCCCTTTCAGGGTGGCGTATCGTTGCGCCCGTGACGGGCTGGTTATCCTATTAAGGAATAAAAACAAAAATGAAAAACTTGCTCAAAACCGTTCGCGATTCCATAGCCGCAGACATGAACGGGCGCACCATCGAACAGATGGAAACCGAACAGCTCAAACAGAATGTAAAAAACGCCGTGGATGACTATTTAATCCGCCATCCCGATTGGCAACCATCAACGAAGCCAGCGCCAGCAGTCGCGCCAGTGACTAACACCAAGCAGAAAACCGCGAAGATCAAAAAGGCGCTTGGTGCTGGGGCAGGTGGCTTCCAGGCCCACGAGATTGATCCGGAAATGCTCCGTCTGGCGCGGGATAAATGCCGCCAGGTGGTCGCCTCAGACCCTGAACGCTATTCGCACATCATCGAATCCACACCGCTTAAAAGAATTGAGTGATTCAAGGCAGAATTGCCGATACAGGATGAGTTACCGACTGAATTTACGTGAAATTTGTTGATAATGATTATCATTCGTGGTAAAATACTAACATAGGGTGATTAATGGATTCGAAAGAGTCTACTGCGAACTACAGCCAATTGAACGTAATTTAATCTCCTCTCAGGCGCTGGCCTCCGTCGAGTTTCCCGCACGAGCCTCACGCTTCCCAGCGCCTGCCTCATTATCGAATAATCCTGCCGTGGTATTAGCCTGCCGCGATGGGGTTTGCCAGCGGTGTAACAGCCGTACTAAATCCGGGCTTCTCCCCCCGGTCGCCAGCCTGCGTTATCGGCACTGAGCGCACGGCGAAGATTTCAGAGGTCTCGCGCCGTTGCCGCTCGCCCTTTCTCTCTCAGAAAAATAAAAAACAATAACAAATGCCTGTCTATTGTCCTCCGAAGCGGTCTCTCCCACCGCCTGTTTTTTTCTGAATGAAAACTCAATAAAAGAAGGTCGCCATCGTGCGACCTCTTTTGTACTCGCACGCCGTCAATTCTGACGATACGGCCCGAAAGACCAACGGCCTACGGACCAACAGGCCGCTATAGCGGTGAGGCTTCAACATCATCGTGAAACGACCGAACAACCAAACGACCGAACAACCACACAACAAAAAATTTATGGAGTGATCTTTATGAAAACGGGTGAATCCCAACGCACGTATAACGACGTCGTGACCTACCAGGCCGACAGCCTCTTTGCGACTCGCGTGCTCAACATCCCAACCCTGGCCGTCGAGGTTCAACCGGGCAGCGTCATCAAATCAGACGGCACCGCTTATACCTCCGGCTCTGATGCCTTGCTGGTTCTGAGTCATCACCGCGTCGGTTCTGATGCAAATATCATCGTAGCTGACCGTGGCGTTTATATCCGACCTGAGACCGTCAAGGCTGTCATGGGTGAGACTGTAGGCGCGGCTGCAATTGTTGCACTGACCGCATCCGGCAATATTCGTATTGCACTGGCTGACAAATAATCCAACCGATAAGGACATCATAAAATTATGGCTCTTTCTTCCAATTTCGAATACGTAGATTACAGCGCGTCATTCACCAACATTCCGGCGCGTAATCGCATCCTGACCAACCTCGGGATCTTCCAACGGGATACTACCGACCAGTTTAAAACAAGTCTGGATATTCTGAACGCACAGGCGGACACCATCGCCCCGGCAGCAGAGCGCTTCTCGAATAGCCAATGGGGTAGCACACCAAAGCCGAAGGCCGCGAACCATCTGATCGAGCTGGCGTTATTTCCTACTCAGGACGTGATTACAGCGGCTGACGTCCAACCGTTCCGTAAGTACGGCTCACCGCTGCAAGCGAGTGTTCTCGATGCCGTCACCGCTAAGGGCTTGGCCCATCACGAACGCTTCGCCGCCACGCGTGAGAAGATGTTCGCAGAAGCACTATTCCGCCACCGCGTCACTGATATGCAATACACCGCTGATGGCCCGATCCTGGATTGGTCAGAGGAATTTGGTTACGACCAGAGCACCGGGATCATTTACACGGGTGTTGCTGCTGATCCGTTAGAATCCCTGTCCGATGAAGTCAGTGCCATGAAGCGCCGCATGGGTGGTCTGGCCTCGCTGCTGAAAGGCATTTACCTGTTCGCGGGTTCCAACCTGTTCAAGAAGCTGCGCTTTAACCCAAGCGTGCGACAGTTGGTCCAGTACGGTGTCCTTGATCCTGATGGTCTGGTGTTCAATAAAGAGATCAACCCGGCATTCAGCTATTACGTCCTGGATAACGTGACCGTGGTCGAGATGTCCGATACCGATTTTTACGGCATTGGGGCAGATCAAGGCTTCATGGTTCCGGTCTTCGAGAAGCCGTTAAGCGCTGATCAGGCATCACCATTTACCAACCTTGTCGGGCCTACATCACGAAATCTCGAATTGGCCTTTGCTGACGTGGTGGACTTCCGCATCTATAGCAGCACCGACGCGTATAAGAACATTACGCTTTCCAGTGAGTTCAGCCTGTTGCCGATTTGCTACCGCCCGGATCTGGTAACGAAGCTGACGATGGATGCATAAAGAAGTTGGGCGGTGATTGCCGCCCTCTTAATCCTTTGGAGAGGTAATAAAGATGCAATTGAAAATCCTTGGCGTGGGAAACTCGCCGCTGCTGTCGGTCAAGGTTAAGACGCTGGACGATGCCGGGTTGCTGAACGTGTCAGCGCTGGCGCGCGCGCTCTCGGTGCATAGGTCAACATTCTTAAGCAAGGTTGCCAGCGTAGGCCTGGAGGCTGCGATCCTGCACTACGTGACTGAACAGAAATTGAAAAATGTAAGCTAAGGCCGGATGGGAAACCATCCGGTTTTTTTATAAGGGCTTTAACCTATTTAACCCGTGTGGGTTACATCATATTTTCATTTAACCATCAGATGATTAACCATGCAAAGTGTAAGTAAATAAACTTGGACGAAAACGTTTGCGGGAATTAATATGGATAAATCCTAAGAAAGGGAGGTGTCTATGGAACTGCCAAACGCTCAGTCAGTAAATAATTTCGATTTCCTTGCACGAAGTTTTGCGCACATGGAGGCTATGGGTTTGCCTGTTAATCTAAATGAGATTACAGGGAACATGCCTGACGAATTGAGGAAGTGGTTTTGTCGTCGGTATGTACAATACTGCAAGCACGAAGTAAAAAACGAGAATGAAGAAACTACGGGCGACTGAAAGAATATCGAGACCGGACGGGAAACCGCCCGGTTTTTTTATGCCTGCGTAGCGGGATGAAAACCGCCGTCGGCGATATCGTAACGGATTAACTCGACATATTTTGATAGCTCCACTGGTGATGCAGCATTTTTGGAGTATGTCTTGAACGCCTCTGTTTTCCCGCGCTCATGGCCCATCAATAACGCGATCCTGTCTTCTGGAACCTGGTTGCGGTCAAGCTGCTGGGCCACTTCATGACGTAGCGAGTGATAAACCTTCCGTTCCGTTTCAACTCCACCCAGTGCCTGTCGTTTAGCCCGTGTAAAACGCTGCGTATGCCACGTTGAGCGCTTGCCGTCTGCACGATCAATGATCGACGCACGGTAGAAAAGGAAGCCGTTATGGGGCTTCTGGAGAAGGGACTCCACCAGATCGATAATGCGGCTATGAACCGGGATGATACGCGCCGCTGATTTGGTCTTGCCTTCTGTGACCTCGAAGCAAAGGACGCCCTCAATCCTGCGGATGTTCCCAACCTGCAAAGAGCAAATCTCGTTCAGCCTCATGCCGCTGTACATGCCAATCAGCGTGACCGCTTGCATTTCTTCGTCACCCCCCAGAGCTGCGAAGACCTTCGCCAGTTCCACATGGGTGAAAACTTCGTAGCTTACCTTGCTACTTTTCGCTTCCAGGCCATGACCACGCCAGGGGTTATCCTGTGGTGCGTCGTGATATCGGTTACGGGCCAGATCCCAGATTTGAGCCAAGGCGCTAATATAGTTTTGAATCGTCTGGGGCGCTCTCTCGCTTTTCAGCCTATCCAACCAGCCAGTAACTATGGTTCGGTTAACATCCCTCAGAGGAATATCGCGCTTACGAAGGTGGGACAATAAGACCTCGACGGCCTTGTTCGTCTTTGACAGGGTGGTCAGTTTACGTTTCTCGCTGAATTGCAGAATGTACTGATCCCGCATCGCCAGAAGGGAAGGGCAAGCCAACACCTGAGCGGAGAAGTTCAATTGTGTGGGCGGTGCGTCCTTTGCCTGTTTGCTGATGCCCCGAAGTTCATCAAGGATCTGTTCAACCCTTGAACCTGAACGTACAGGTTTAAGCTGATCGCGCAGCTTGTACCATTCCAACGCGATGGCATCCCGGAATAGACGTGCCTGACGAATGTCGCGAGTCGCTGTTGACCTCATGAAGTATGTTTTATTGCCGAAGTGTGCCGCCATGTATGCCGGGACAGCTATGCGTACCATGTACACACCACACGGATCGAGAATTAGATAACGATCGCGTTTGTCCTTCGGCTTTACCCTCTTGTGATCCATGTAAACCCCTGCTATTTTGCTGGGGCAATCTGTTGGCGAAATTGGCTGTACGAACCGTAGGTGCGTAACAAGTTAGTGATGATAATCAATGACTTGTTAGACGCAGTTGATTCAAAATCAACCGTAGAAATACGTGCCGGTTCGAGTCCGGCCTTCGGCACCATTAGTACTTCCAAGACCATCCGAGAAAGTCCAATTATCCCTTGAAAATCAATGCTTGCAGCGATTTTTACGTCCTGAGTCGTCCGAGGTTGTCCGTTGAAATCCGGATGTCATTGGGGGCATAATTGGGGGCATCTTAACTTCGATTAGAAATGTGCCCCCAAATGAAGCTCAATGCCAGACAGGTCGAGACCGCAAAGCCAAAAGACAAAACCTACAAAATGGCCGATGGTGGCGGTTTGTATCTCGAGGTTTCAGCAAAGGGTTCAAAATACTGGCGCATGAAATACAGACGTCCCTCCGACAAAAAAGAGGATCGCCTCGCTTTTGGTGTCTGGCCTACAGTGACGCTTGCTCAAGCAAGAGCAAGACGCGATGAAGCGAAGAAACTATTAGTGCAGGGGATCGACCCAAAAGCGGAACAGAAGGAAGCTCAGGCCGAAAACGCGGGAGCATATACTTTTGAAACCATTGCACGCGAATGGCATGCCAGCAATAAGCGCTGGAGTGAAGACCATCAATCGCGCGTTCTCCGTTATCTTGAGCTTTATATCTTTCCTTATATCGGCACGTCTGATATTCGCCACCTCAAAACCAGCCACCTCTTAGCCCCGATTAAAAAAGTTGATGCCAGTGGCAAACATGACGTCGCGCAGCGTCTTCAGCAGCGCGTCACAGCCATTATGCGCTATGCCGTTCAAAACGATTACATAGATTCAAACCCGGCTATTGATATGGCTGGCGCTTTATCAACAACCAAAGCACGACACTATCCTGCTCTACCATCAAGTCGTTTCCCTGAGTTTCTGGCACGTCTTACGGCTTATCGTGGCCGCATAATGACACGAATTGCGGTCGAGCTTTCCTTGTTAACTTTTGTGCGTTCCAGCGAGTTACGTTTCGCGCGTTGGGAAGAATTTGATTTTGATAAATCTTTGTGGCGCGTTCCCGCAAAGCGGGAAGAAATTAAAGGTGTGCGTTACTCGTATCGTGGAATGAAGATGAAAGAGGACCATCTTGTTCCTCTTAGCAGGCAAGCAATGATTTTGCTAAGTCAGTTAAAGCAGATAAGCGGGGATAAAGAGCTTCTTTTCCCGGGGGATCACGACGCAACAAAGGTTATGAGTGAAAACACAGTTAACAGTGCGCTACGTACAATGGGCTATGACACGAAAACCGAAGTTTGCGGACACGGATTTAGAACGATGGCGCGCGGTGCGTTAGGGGAATCAGGATTATGGAGCGATGATGCGATAGAGCGTCAATTAAGTCACTCTGAACGTAACAATGTACGTGCTGCGTACACCCATACTTCTGAGCACATTGAAGAACGTTTGTTAATGATTCAATGGTGGGCGGACTATCTTGATCAGAATCGTTCCAGCAGCCTTACACCATTTGAGTATGCCAAAATTTATGTTAAAGACTATTAACCTTAAATGATGTTTTTAATTTTTGGAATATTTCTCTATTTTAGTAAGATCATGTTGCGATAATTTTCCTGTTGTGATATGAGATTGATCACTATTATGAACCTCATTTAGGAAACATCATGGATATTAAACAGACCCTATATCGAGCTCTCAAAGGGAATTGTGTTCTTTTTTTAGGCGCTGGTTTTAGTTATGAGGCGAAAAATAAATTTTCAAAAAGATTCCCTTCCGCAGATGAATTGTCATTAGAAATACAAAAACAATTACCATCATCCGATTCATCTTTATTGAGCCTTAAGGAATCGTCTGAAGATTATATAGATGAGTATGGAAAAGAGAAATTATTTAACTTGATTTCAGAAACCTTTAGAACTAAAGAAACTGATAAGGATTATAGTAGCTTGGCTGGGGTTAGTTGGAGAAGGATATACACAACTAACTATGATGATTTAGTTGAGACAACGTATCGTGCATCTGGCAGAACTATTAATTCATTACTAATGACTGATGAGCCTGCTTTAATGACCTCCAATGATACAACTTGCCTTCACCTGAATGGTTTCGTCGAGAAAATGGCATTAAATAAGTTTAATGCAGAGTTTAAATTGACAGAAACTAGTTATCTAAGCAGGATGTTTTCTAATGGTAAATGGAAAACTATTTTCAATGCAGATTTGAGAGAGTGTGATTATATATTTTTTATTGGATATTCACTCTATGACATCGACATCGAACTGCTACTTATAGAAAACTCTGAAATAAAAGATAAGATAATATTTATTACTGCTCCGGAGCCCAATTCAAGACTCATAAAAAAACTAGTCAAGTATGGAGATGTTCATAAAATTGGTGTTGCTGGTTTCTTGGGTGAATTGTCAAATGCTATTGACACATGGAAGGATGTTAAAAATGAATTTACGTTTACCCAACTGAAAAGATTTAATTCACCTGCTCCTCAGCAAGATTTTAAAACTAGTGATATAGTATCGCTCTTTTTATATGGTGAAGAAAATCAATCTTTAATAAAAAACGCTGTTTTGAATAAAGAGTCTGGATACTATCTTTTTAGAAGTAAGATAAGAGATCTTGATTATGATCTTCGTAATAATTCTTGTGTAATTGTTCATGCTAAACTAGCAAATGGAAAAACCTTATTCTGCCTAGGTGCAATGGAGTATCTTATTGATTTAGGATATACACCTTTCGTTTTGGAATTAGGCAAGGAAATAACGGTAAAAGAGATAGAAGAGTTAAAGAAAGAAAGAAAACCATTATTATTAATTGAGAATTATCATAGGCACCTTAAAAATCTTGAATTGATATCTTCACTAAATGTTGATGGCATCAAAATTTTACTGTCCAGTCGGACTGAGTTACACGAGATTTACAGCGAAGAATTAACATCTTTGGGTTGGTCTCAGTTTGATATTGATGTTAATTATCTATCGAATGATGAAATCGATTCTTTAGCGAAGCTGATGAGCACAAATGGGCTCTTCGGTGAAAACGCTAAATTAGGTGATGAAGGTAAAAGGTCTTTACTTAAAAATAAGCTGAGGAGAGAGGTTTCTTTAATTCTAGGAGAGATACTTCAGGCACCACAAATTACAAAAAGGATTGAGGCGTTATTAGGATTAGTGAATAAGGATAGCGAGCTCGAAGATTGCTTACTTATATGCGCTATAGCGTCCTATTTGTCATATGATTTGGATAGTATCGATATACAAACTCTAACTTCTGTGAGAGGTGTCGACGGAGTGAAGTATTTCAAAAATGAAATAGCGTCACAGATGCTAGAGAAAAGTAATAGCTTGGTAATATTAAAAAACTCCGTCTTGGCTAAACTTATCATTGAAAGAAAAAGTGAAAGTGATCCTCGTCGATTGTTGGAATTTTTAGTTTCACTGTATCAATCATTGAATAGGTATAGTGATGGAGAGCCAAAATACAATAGTCTGATGAAAGATGTAAATGTTTTCTCTAATCTTCTAAAGATATTTGGCTTGAAAAATGTTGAAGTTATTGATGAATTTTATGAGCGCGTAAGGTTATATTCTGATAACAGTAAGAATCAACATTTTTGGTTGCAGTTTGCCATTGCAAAACTTTCTATAAAAGACTATACGACAGCTGAAAAATTTATTGAAACAACCTATTCATTAGCTCAAGGTAAGAATTATAATCATGACTGGGTTAACTGCCAATATGCACGTTTACTGATAGAGACTTCGTCAACCCTAAGTGACAATAAAGAGAAAGTTAATAGGTTAAAGCAAGCTCATGCACTCATAATCGGGCAAAACAATAGACATTATCCGTTCAGGGTGGCTAATAAATATTTTGATTTTCTGGATGAGGCAGAAAGAGACATAGACTTAGACACTAAGCGCGATATTGCTGTATTACTTAGAGAGTTCGATGCTAAATATATTGTTACTAAGAAATCTATGAACAATCAATCGCATCAGGTTATGGAGCAATTCCGTCGTCGTTGTAATGGTTTTTTTAGAGCCAATCCGGGGCTATGACAATTTTCTAATAGTGGCTATTCGAATTAACGCTAAACCCTCCCTTGAGAAACTTAGAGGGAGGATTACTCTTTATTTATCGATTAATGTCGAAGTTATTTTGGCGCGCAATGCTCTCCCCGCCACGCCTGCCCGCTTAACGGGGCGCTTTTAATGCACCTGCATTAGTGGACTCAGGCCGCAGCAGGGCTGGCGCGGGAGAGAGTTTTGAGGGGTTTAAAACGCATGCAAAACCATGCACCTGATGCATGCATGGCTGTTTCTGCAAAAATGGCGGGATTTTCGGGTATTTTTTTTCGGGCTACCGGGCGGCCAGTTCATCGCGTTTAATCACGTAATTATGATTTTGTGCAGGGGTGTATTTTTCACGGTTATCAGCCCGCGAAGCCGCGTCAGGCCTGAATCCGGCAGCCGTTAATAATTCACTGTCCTGTGCTGAATAATTAATTTTTTCGCCTCTGGCCAGCCAGACCACCAGGGCTTCACGCAGATACTCAACGGAATGCTGCATGACGCATTGTTTTACGGCGCTGTGCTGCCCGTTATAGCCCATCAATTCAGGTGCCAGCGCGGCGGCCAGCTCAGCACCGTGCGACACCATAAAATCATCCAGCCGGTTACGGATGCTGATGCGCTGCATATCCTCATGTGAACGGATATAGCGCCCGGCGCTCTGGTTCACCTCCCATTTCTTCACATCAATAATGTCGCGCAGCATTTGCAGTGACCGGGCACCGCTGTCATTCCCGGCAACAAATATGTCCTGATATTCCCGCTCAGCTTCCGCCAGTTCATTTTTACGGGTAAGCCAGGTGTTTTTATTTTTCTGGCAGGTATCAAAGGCCTGCGCCAGTGTTATCTCACTCATCCTGTTCTCCTCAGTGGCGCACGGACGAGCGCGCGCGGTCTGCAATCCGGGACGCGGCTGCGGGGTTTACCTGAGCCGGTGTCTCCTGCTCTTTCTCCGCTGGCGGGCTTATCACTTTGTCGAGGGATTCCAGCGTGCGGAAGGAAGCCGAACAGAAGACATTCACGCACTGGTGATAGCTCTGCTTAACCGTATCTGACAGATAACGGCTGGTCCGCACGTGGGCGGCATTCTGGCAGAACGGACAGCGCATCATGACAGCAGTCCCCGCGCTTTCAGGTCTTCCTCTCGCTCGCGCATTTCCTGTTGGAATTTATAGCGGGCTGCCGGGGTGGATGCACGGGTCGTATACATGTGCGGGAGTGTCTCAGCCGACAGGCCGGTGCGGTAAAGAACGGGTTCATCGTTCAGACGGATGTGACACGCCTGAACGGCATTTTTCAGCCATGCGGCCACCTCGTTCATGATGGCTTTTTCCGGCTCCATATAACCAATCGCCGCCGCAGCTTCACTTTCAAGTGCGCCACTGTGCGCCAGCATTTTCAGCTTCATCGCGCGGACAAGTGCCCCGCAGCTCTCACGAAGGGCCCTGTCGAGCTCATGTGACGAATATTCTCTCAGGACGCGCTCATGCGCCTGACGGTAAGCTCTGGCTGAGTCGCCGCAGGCTCCGTCCAGCCTGTCACGTTCAAAGGCAAGTACCTCTGCCAGTGCGTCACACTCCTGCGCCAGCTCGCGGGAGGCAACGCGCATCAGATGGCGGTTTCTGAGTTCATCAGTCAGCACCGAACCGGCGGCACGAAAGGCATTGCGCCATTCGCTCATGTCACTGCCGCTCTCCTGCTCCAGCCCTGCTTTCTGTTCAGCGGTACGGGCTATGGCGGTGGTGGTTTCATCCAGCTTACGGGCATTTTCGGTGTGGGTGGCTTTCGCCTTATCGAGACGGCTGAATGCCGGTTTCAGGTAATCAGGGATGGAAGTGTCGGTCATGGTCATGCTCCTCAGTGGTATCAAGATGAGGAGATTCTGCCGCGCCCCGCACAACAACTCGACTCATTGCAGTTGTGGCAGTTCTGGCACAAACAGCACCCAATAACCCGGCTTGCCAGAGAAAGGTCGCAGTAAACCCCTGCTCATCGTTTTTTTTTTACTGTTAACTGTTCACCACTCTTCACCTTAAGAAAAAAGATAAGTAATACAGTAAATTAAAGGGTGAACAGTTGAGGGGTTGACTGTTCACCGTCTGTTCACCACTGTTCATCTTTTTCGAATAAACTATTTTCACTCTTAATCTTTTTTTAGATAACGGACTTAAAATTAACAACTTTTACTTCTATTGCATTGTGCGAGGATGTGCCAGAACATGTTCAGGATGTGCGAGAACATTGCCAGCGTTAGCCACTGTATGAAAATCAATCTGTTGTGTGGTGGAGCACAACAAAATGACTTGTTGCCCTGAGCAAAAATATTCACAAAATAGAGAGCTACCCGAAGCCGGAAGGACACGACCGGCACTGTATGGACTTTATGAGGTAGCCCAATGCACACCGCTTTTTCTTCCCCGTCTTCTGCCCCTGCCGCGCCGATGATGCCGTTCTCTGACGCCGTTCAGGAGCGTTTTATCCGCCTGCCCGAAGTGATCCACCTGTGCGGCCTTTCTCGCTCGACGATTTATGACCTCATCAGCCGGGAGGCGTTTCCGAAGCAAATCTCGCTTGGGGGTAAAAACGTGGCGTGGGCGCAGTCCGAAATCACTGCATGGATGGCAGATCGCATTGCCGAACGTAACCGGGGCTGTGATGCATGATGATGGCCGCTCAGCAAAAAGCCCCTTTTTCTGGCTTGCATCCGTTGTATGTTTCCTGGTACAGTTTTTTCGCTGTCGCAAAATCGACAGCCGGGATTTGCAGCCCGTGTAACTCAATGGCGACACCAGACGCGCCATGCGTCTTTTTTTACGTCGTAGCTCAGACACACCCATTTTTCGGGCTGTGGTGTTTACACCGTGGCTTCAGTCAGATAATGGTGGTTCGAGTGGGGCAGCCTCCGGGCTGGCCGGTATCCATTGAGGCCGGTACTGCAAACCCTGTTCGGGCCACCACCCATGAGATTTGCAGCTCCGGTGGTGGCGATAACCGCTACTCAATGGAGGTTGCCCTTATGGCTACGACCCTCACCCCGTCACACCCGCAGTTTATCTTTGTGTTTGCCGCCATTCGTCGTGCAGACCGCAAGCCCCGTATCTGTATGCTCCGCACCGTTGCCGGTGATGAACATACCGCACGTCTTTCCCTCGTTCGCGATTACGTCCTCTCGTTTGCTGGCCGTCTGCCGGTTGCGGAGGTGCGCGCATGAAACACACCACCATCACGATTCAGGAGCTCGAATGCCTGGAGCATCTGCGCAACGTCGGCCACTTCGTTAACAGCCTGATGCAGGAGCAAGACTGCTCCACGGTACGCCGCGACCCGGCGCAGCAGTCGCAGCTCACCTCCGTGATTTACCTCATGACCGCCCAGCTCGATGGCGTGGTCGGGCAGTGCAATCAGCGCTGGCTGACCACCGGGGAGGGTAACGCATGAAAAAGCCATTACCGCCCGTACTGCGTGCCGCCCTTTACCGCCGCGCCGTGGCCTGTGCCTGGCTGACTGTGTGCGAGCGTCAGCGCCGCTACCCCCATCTCACCCTCGAGGCGCTGGAAAGCGCCATTGCCGCCGAGCTGGAGGGCTTCTACCTGCGCCAGCACGGCGAGGAGAAAGGCCGCCAGATTGCCTGCGCACTGCTGGAAGATTTGATGGAAGCAGGACCGCTTAAGGCCGCCCCGTCACTGTCCTTTCTGGGGCTCGCCATGATGGATGAGCTCTGCGCCCGCCATATCACATCGCCTGTACTGCACTGAGGGAGAAAATAACAATGAAAATGAACGTAACGGAAACCGTAAAACAGGCGTGCGGCCACTGGCCGCGCATTCTCCCGGCGCTGGGTGTGAAAGTGATTAAAAACCGGCATCAGGCCTGCCCGGTGTGCGGGGGTTCTGACCGCTTCCGCTTCGATGATAAAGAGGGGCGCGGCACGTGGTTCTGTAACCAGTGCGGCGCGGGTGATGGCCTGAAACTGGTTGAGAAGGTGTTCAGCGTATCGGCCGCAGAGGCTGCCGGAAAGGTGAATGCCCTGACCGGCAACCTGCCGCCGGTTACCCCGGAGGTGATTGCCGCCGCAGAGGCGGAAAATGATGCTGACCGCAAAGCGGCGGCCTCGATGGCCGTAAAACTGATGGAGAAGACCCGCACGGCCACCGGCAATGCCTACCTGACCCGCAAGGGCTTCCCCGATAGTGAATGTTTGATGCTGACGACCACGCATAAAACCGGCGGTGCGACGTACAGTGCCGCCGATTTGGTTGTTCCGCTGCATGACGATACCGGCGCGCTGGTTAATCTTCAGCTTATCAATGCTGACGGTCTCAAACGCACCCTGAAAGGCGGCGCGGTAAAAGGGGCATGCCATATCATCGAAGGGCAGAAACAGGCCGGAAAACGCCTGTGGATTGCAGAAGGCTATGCGACAGCACTCACGGTGCATCACCTGACTGGCGAAACCGTCATGGTGGCGCTGTCGTCCATGAACCTTCTTTCTCTGGCGAGCCTTGCCCGCAGTAAATACCCCATCTGTCAGATTGTCCTCGCTGCTGACCGTGACCTCAATGGAAACGGCCAGACTAAGGCCGCAGCGGCCGCACAGGCCTGTGAGTGCACGGTTGCCCTCCCGCCGGTGTTCGGTGACTGGAATGATGCTTTTATACAGAATGGCGAGGACGCCACACGTAAGGCTATCTATGGTGCCGTCCAGCCAGCCACACAAAGCCCGTTCGACACCATGAGCGAGGCGGAATTTACCGCCATGAGTGCCAGCGAAAAGGCGATGCGGGTACATGAGCATTACGGCGAATCGCTGGCCGTGGACGCTAATGGCCAGCTCCTGTCCCGCTACGAAAACGGCATCTGGAAAGTGATACCGCCCTCCGATTTTGCCCGCGACGTGGCCGGGCTGTTCCAGCGCCTGCGCGCCCCGTTCTCGTCGGGCAGAATTGCCTCGGTGGTGGACACCCTGAAACTGATTATTCCCCAGCAAGCGGCCCCGGCGCGCCGTCTGATAGGTTTTCGTAACGGGGTGCTCGATACCCAGAGCGGGATATTCAGCCCACACAGTAAAGCGCACTGGCTGCGCACCCTGTGCGATGTCGATTTTACCCCGCCGGTGGAGGGGGAAACGCTGGAAACCCATGCGCCGAATTTCTGGCGCTGGCTCGACCGCGCTGCCGGTGGCCGTGCTGATAAACGTGACGTTATACTCGCCGCGCTGTTTATGGTGCTGGCGAACCGCTACGACTGGCAGCTATTCCTCGAAGTGACCGGACCGGGCGGCAGTGGGAAAAGTGTCCTGGCTGAAATCGCGACACTGCTCGCAGGAGAAGATAACGCCACTTCTGCCGATATCGACACGCTGGAAGACCCGCGCAAACGTGCATCCCTGATTGGCTTCTCGTTAATCCGCCTGCCTGACCAGGAGAAATGGAGCGGTGACGGCGCAGGGCTTAAGGCCATTACCGGCGGCGATGCGGTATCTGTTGATCCGAAATACCAGAACCCGTACTCAACACATATTCCGGCGGTGATTCTGGCCGTAAACAACAACCCGATGCGCTTCACCGACCGCAGCGGCGGTGTGTCACGTCGCCGGGTAATTCTTCATTTCCCGGAGCAAATCGCACCCGATGAGCGCGACCCGCAACTCTGCGATAAAATCGCGTTCGAGCTGGCCGTCATTGTGCGCCAGCTTATGCAGCAGTTCAGCGACCCGATGAGCGCCCGCGCACTGCTCCAGTCACAGCAGAACTCCGGCGAGGCGCTCAGCATCAAGCGCGACGCTGACCCGACATTTGATTTTTGCGGCTATCTGGAAGCGCTGCCGCAGACAAACGGTATGTTTATGGGGAACGCCAATATCATCCCGCGCCAGCCGCGTAACTACCTCTATCACGCCTATCTGGTCTATATGGAGGCCAACGGTTACAGGCACGTGCTGAGCCTGAAAGCATTCGGGCTGGGGCTGCCGATGATGCTGAAAGAATACGGCCTGAATTACGAGAAGCGACACACCAAACAGGGGACGCAGACTAACCTGACGCTCAGGGAGGACAGCAACGGCGACTGGCTGCCAAAGTGCGACGAACCCGCAGCAACATAA